ACGCCTTTGCGGGCGATGGTTGTTTGTTTTCACGGAACCATAACCGCGCCATTTGCTCTTCTGTGGTGGTCACAGTTCTCAGTTAATGCTGAGTCATGTGCACTTTCGTGCACTCGGGTGAACAACCCGGCCACTAAACACGAGTATGTTTTTGTTTGTTTTTTGTTTTTGGTTATTTTTATTGTATTTTGGTTTTTAGCAAATTCAAAGCTTTGTTAGCGTGGGCCCTTCAAACCGTTTCGCGATGCGGGAACGAGCACGCCTGGGCCACCAGTGTGTCCGTCTTCGTCATCGCGCATGCACTCTCGCACCAACTTTCGCATTTCCTCGAGTGTACTTGGGAGTGTTTTCGTGGTGGACTCCTTGTTCGGGCGATAGACGGTAACCGTTGTACCGACCGGTGATGCTGCCATATATGCAATCGCTTCATTTTCATTCTGAGGAATGGCAAACACGGTCGGGGTATCATGCACCGCCGACTCGGGACCGGTATCACCGTATTTGGGAGTCAACTTGAGTGAGATGCCACTGACGCCAAGGACACCACCCGAGGCGTTTGCGTTTGTGAACGCAAGCTGGACGCATGTGACACTTGTGGACCCAACAGTGACACTGCTATTGTACGGAATGGTGCCCGTAAATCCAGCTGAAATAGTGGCGAGTGGGTACAAAGAATAGTACGTCGGGTTGGCTGCGTTGTAGCCCACGAGTTGCAGTAATGTTGTTCCTAAGAATGTGTTGCCAGTAATAACAACTTGCCCTGCAACGCGCCATGTGGTTGAACTCCCGACGGCGATGAATTTGTGCAGCGACGGAGGCTGGGTAATGTTCGGCCCAGTGTTGATGTCATTCCCCCCGTAAACTTCGCTGAATGGCATGCCACGATGGATGACGGTGGACATGTCCCAAGGGACGGTGGCAGCCCGGATGTTGACTGATCCATTTGACATGGTATAATTTCCGGAAATCCCACCGCCAAAGAAACTGATTGCCTGGGCTGGGCGACGTTTGTGGAGCTCAAGGTCATATGAAACACTTAGCGTCCCAATGGCGGAGTTCAAGGACGCTGCTTCAACATGATCGCAGGCAAGTATGAACTTGCCCGGGTAGTTCTGACGATCCTGCGCCGCTACTCCGCTCACTGATGTGGCCTCTACGATGAAACTCTTCTTGTAAGTCCAATCCTTGATCGTTGCTGTGAGTGAGGCATCGTCATACGGCGCAAACCGCACTTTGAGTTTGTTCTGATAAAGCTGTTGCGCTGACGCCGGATCGGCATCGGATACATCCGTGTCGATCATCATGTAGACGTCCCCTTGTGTTCCTGTTCCCGCTGAATGGTGATACTTGAACGTGATCCTCTTAACAGTGAATTCTTCATAAAGATCAGCGTACGCGATACCACCGGGCATAAGGTTAGCATTTCCGGGCGAAATGGGCATCGATAACAGATTTTGATAGGTCGCATTTACTGGTACAACTGGTCCGATCAATTCCTCACATCGCACGGTGATTCGCTCTTGTGCCAAACTGCCATTCTTGAATTGCATCTTCGATCGTGCCTTGACAGCGGGCAGTTCTCGTTTGACTTTCCGAGCGGGTTTCGGTTCGGCTTGCCTGGCCTTGTTCATCTGGACTGGTCGTCCTGCGGAACGAGATCGTTTCGCGGATTGACGAGCCGCCTTTGCCAATGCGACCAAGCGCTTTCGCAAAGTACCCTGACTTGTAGGTCCAGGGTTACTTGCCTCGCCACTGGTTCTGGCGATTTCCTCCTTGGGTGCGTCAGGTCGTCGTTTTTGCGGCAACCAACCCACCTTTCTCCCCAACCGTTCAATGAATGGCGCCGTGACGCTGTAGACCGGCTTAATCACGTGTTCTCCGATCTCCTCAAACGGCGCATGAAGTACTTCCATGACAGGTCCTGCCTGCTTGAAAGCAAAGTGTTGTTTCTCACGTCCGATCATCACAAAGGCTCTGGGTAGGACTGAGCCGAAAAGGGGGGTTTTTGTACTCCCGGGTTTTACAGATCCACCTCCGCAACCCGGGCCATAACTTCGTTGTGCGGTATCAACGACCCAAGAGGAGCTCGTTTGACCATCAAGGTGACAGCGTCGAGCTCGGCACGCGTCACCGAATAAAAATCCAACCAAGATTGTTCACTGACGGCAGTCCAGGGGTGCTCCATCAAGGCTGGTAACTTGTGTATCCAATCATCATCTTGCACAACCGGGCCAGGTGGTATACGCGTCACGATCTCACGGTAAATCGGATCCATCATTATCATCGGGTTGCTCAACACCTTCCCGCGCACCTTAGCAGCCGTCAAAGCGTCGGTCTCATGAGTGGCGTCAACACATAACTTGCCCAGACGGCCAGTGAGAGGGGCAAAAACGTGCCGGACCGTGCCATCGCGCCACATATACTCGGCACATTCGGTTAATCTGTGTGAGCAAAAAACGATATGCCTGTTATCCATTCGCTTCAACTTAGCTACGAACCCATGCAGGGCTGCCTCGCGCACGTATATGTCGGTCTCGATCTGGTAATCGGGATGGATAGCAATACCCTGGTTGTCGCCTTTGCAAATGATGGCGAACGGCGGGTAACCAAACGCCTGTTTGCCAAACTGTTTCCCGAGCATGTATCGCCACCAATGGATGTTGCGCATTGGTTCACCGGTGTGCCAAACACTATGAGTTAGGCATGAGATCGAGCAGAGTGAGCACTCCTCAGTCGTTTCTTTGAATGTAGTCTGTGCTCCCGTAACGAGCGCTCCTTCACGCTCAAAACTCACGCCATGGCTCGTCTTACCTTTGTTGATCTTATGAGCCAATTTGAGGTTGCGTCTGACCCACCGAGGACCCGGCTGAAAAAACTGAGTACAAATGTCGAGAACAGCACGCCTAGAGTGCGCATCGTTTCGGCTGAAATCAACCTCGATCATTTGATAACCGGCATCAATATACCACTCGAACCATTCCGCCACATCCTCCATCGCCACCTCCGGTCCGGCCGCGAAAAACACCGGGCTATACTTGTTGAATGCTTGTAGCTCGCACGCCACTGCTGCTTGCGTGAACTTGCCACTGTAATGGCTTCCGGGTGTGCAAGCCTCAATCATTCTCGGGTCGAAATCGCCTTCCGTCTCCCACTTGAACAAACACTCACGTTTCATAAAGCACTTGTGGCTGGTGAGTTGGCGGTCGGCTGGTGCTACACCCTCACTGAGGAACTCAACGTAACCGCGTCGAGTGAAGGGTTGCATGTGGGCAATAAATGCTGACTGGGTGAACGGCAGGAAATTGACCCACTCAACCTGGGAACTCAACCATCGCGCCCACAACTCAAACCTCGAGTCGTAGTGCTTCCCGACAATCAACTGAGGTCGCAGAAGTCGTGTCTGAACCGATCGCAACTCATTCTCAAGGGTACTGGCCGGCACGACTGGGAACGTGTCGGCGAAACTGATCCCATAATGCCCAACTCCTGCACGCGTGTTTCCCATACTCGAAGTCTCAACTTTCAAGGTGGCGTTCTCCTCCACTTTAGCTTTTGACGGGACGCATTGGATGGTGTTAAGGACAGTCGGTAGTGCCACTATGGCCCCGACCTGTACCCACAAACCAGCATTATACATTTGCACAAACGTATTCAAATGCACGCCAAAATGGGCGCCAATGAGGTCCAGCAAGAAGTGGGTAGCCATCACTGTGAACATCCCGCCACCTTGCCGTAGATACCAAGTGGAGCCGAGGTGGTAGGTGAACGTGGCAAACCCGTGGGCAGGGCCACGTGCAAACGCGGCAAATGTGTCTAACCCCGGAACCCACATACCGGCGTCAAAACGCTTGAACCCATCCTCCACCAGAATAGCGGCAATGGTCATGGTGACCATTTCTGCAAACAATCCTGGGTAATGACACGGGTGGTTGTAATCATACGGACTGACATATTCGACAAAATTGCACGCACCAAGATATGCGGCGAATGGTAATTCAGCCACAACGCTAGAGGTGGTTCTGGTTATTTTGGTCCACCACTTCATACGAGGTGTCAGCGTATAGGCCACAGTTCCAAGCACGCCAAGCGATGCAAGGACAAGAAAGGGCTGGATCATGTCGCGAAGGGCGGCCAAGTCAACGACACTAAATGAGCGCTTAACGTTGTTGTTGGACATGATTCGCCAGGACTTGGCCACCTTGGCCGCCTTATCAAGATAAGTGGGGCCATACTCCTGCCAAAGAATAAACAGCCATGTATCCAAAACCATCGCTTTCCCGGTCTCAGTCAGGCTGCTATACTTGGTGTCTAAGGCCAGCTGTCGCTTCACAGTGGCTATTCCCACTTCTCCGTATTCTTTGCCCATGATCAGGGTTTGAATGGAGGCAGCCAAGGGCTTCGTTATCCCCGCAACGCCACCAGTTGTTTCTGCAAGCAACTCGCTTTCCGTTGCCCAGATCCGCCCAACACCGGGGTAATGGTTCTCAACCTCACCTTGCGTGACCGGTGCCAGCATGGCCTGTCGCAACGTCAGTGGTGGTTGTAACCTGTCAACCTTGGGTCCAAAGAGCACCCGATAGACATAGGTGCAGCCAATCACGCGTTTCAGAACCGGGGTGACTTGATACGCACCGACGTATGAACAACTAAGGTCCAACCAGTGCATTGGGTCATGCACATAACAAGGGCTGTTTCCTGCCACCTTTGTCTCCACCTGATCGATCGCTCGGTGCGAGTACTTAGCCTCATCGTCCTTGGTGGCAAAACTCCCGTACGCTCGCGGGAACTTGTGGACGGTCATCCACCATTCCTCAACGACTGGATTGTTTGAAAAGTAATTCTCAATTTCAAGCAACGGGATGTAAACGTGATGAAACACTTTTATCTTATGCTGCGTCTGCGTGGCATCCAGCTCCGTCCGTGTGTTGAACTGAGCATCCTGCAAGCGGTCGCCATCGGCGCCCGTGTACATTGCACGGGCATGGACGGCATAAGGATCATGTGCACGCATCTCACGTGCGCTTGAAGACACAACGAGGCGCGGCTTGCCTGCCAACTGGCCAGCGACGAACGCAATGGCGAGCTGGCTCTCGGTTCGCAGTTGTTTGTGGAGCAGATTTGTGGTGTCAAACTCCACTTTGGCGCCTTCAGCTTTGGCCAAGTTCTCCGCAGGTGTCCCACGCTCAGCTGTGACAACAGGGGGGGTCTTCGTGAGCCTTTCGTTGGACACATCGACATGTTTTTCATCGAGTTGATCCCCACTGGTGTCAGACTCATTGGCCGAGCTGTTTTCGTCCTCGCTGTTCAACTTGAGATGCCAACCAGCTTCATTCAGGACGTCTTCGGGATTGGTCACTCGATCATATACGCCGTACTGAGGATAGACAACCAAATCAGCGTATGACACATCAAGGATACCATTGGTGATGACCCCCTCTTCCGCCGTGACCTGGAACATGGCGGCTATCACATTCTTACAATCCTTATCCAGTTTCGTCAATTCGACCGCAATCAGTGCGCGTCGGGCCGATTCCTCGGCTTCGTCATCAGCCTTATATCTAGCCAAAAATTCTTCCTTGGAGATGACTTCAACCGCCGTTCGTGGGGTGAGTTCGAGACGTGCAGCTTCCGCGCACAAGTCATCGATCTCTTGCTGAGGGCGTTTCTCCTCATGGAGCTTGTCACGTAACGGTTTGTACGTGGCTCCTTTGCCAAGGCGCAGGAATCTGCGCCTATCAGAGCTAGACTTTCCACGCCTAGTTGGCATTCTCACGACTCAATAAGGGCAATTGATTGACAAATTAATTGGTTGTCTG